TTGCCGGTGGCTTCGAACAAAAAAATAAAGAAACAGTCAGAAAGATTGTTGAGAACTTTTTCGAAGATGATCGTAATTATCTGGACTATGTTGATCTGGGTTACAAAAGAGTCGGTCAAGATGTCAGATATGCTCTTAATGATGATAAGCTTAGAGCACTTGGTTGGAAGCCAAAAAAGAATTTTGATGAGGAAATTGCAAAACTTGTAAAACATTACAAGAATAATTTCAGATGGTAGAATGACAGAATTTGAATTTACGGTTGAGAAAAATAAAGAATTGAGAAACTGGTTGGTAGAATTAGAGAAAAAATGCAAAGAGTTAATAAAGAAAATTGACAATGAAGGATTAGGCATCCATCATAATGTAAATTCAGACATTTTTGAAATGAGCACAAGAATCTATAAAATATCAGCAGTTTTGGGAATGATCAAAACATTCAATTTAGAATTAGACAAATTAGATGATAATGAGTAATGTACAAAAAAGGACAACTAGTTCAAATCACGTTCTTATCCAGAGAATCGATTGGAGTTTATTTAGGATTTATAACGGTGAATGGAATTGTTCTTAACAGAGTCTACAATTTAAAAAGAAAGATGGTCACGTTCTATACATGTGACGAAATTAAACCAATAGGAAGTGAAAAATGAATTACACTCTATCAAGCCAAGCCATCGGCGCTCTAATGATGGCACTGCAAAAGTCTCTCCTCGAGCAATCGGATATCGTGCCGGTTCTTCAAGGTTTTGAGATCCAAGTTGATGACACAAATCAACTTGTCGTAATGAATCCTCCGGTTGTTAAGGTGCCGGAAGGCGAAACTATTGAGACATCTGTCCAGTAATGCCTCGTTATTATTATCATTGCGATGCCTGCGGAGGCGAATTTGAGGTCCGTCATGGAATGTCCGAGACACAAGAAGAATGTCTTAAATGTTCTGTGGCTGGGCCTCTTGTTCGTATTCCACAACTTATTCAAAAGCCAGAACAACGAAAAGATTCTTCAAATGCGAGATCAAGAGTTGTTGATGCAATTGAAGAGAATAGGCAATTATTAAAGAAAATGAAGAAGGTAAGAATAGATGACCCTAGTTAATTGGCTTGTTATTGCTTTATTTTTATCGATTATAGGCAACTTTTTAGCTTTATGGTATATAAGTAAACTACTCGCTAAGGTTTTGTTTGTATCTCAAAATCTTACCGATTTAGTGGATCTTTTGGCCACTTATCGCAATCATTTGCAACGCTTGTTTCAACTTGAGATGTATTACGGAGATGAGACAATGCAATTTCTAATCAAACATACAAAATCATTGCTAGATGTACTGGAGGACTATAGCGATATTTATTTAATGACCGAGCCCATTGAGGTCGGTGAAGAGGATGAAGAGTCTTATGACGACGAAGAAGAGACGAGGGCGTCGGCGCTCAACGAAGAGAATGTATTTTACGGAGGTACACGAGGCGGCAATAGTTGAATATTGCTCCAGTAATTGTAACGAAAGAAAATCAGAACTCTACGTTAGTTTTATTCAACCAACATTTAACGAGATGGTAGATAAGATTGTCTATTCATATCATTTTACCTCGCTTGCTAATATCGATGATTTAAGAGCAGAATGCAAAGCGTGGCTTGTTACCATCTTAGATAAGTTTGATCCAAATAAAGGATCCAAAGCGTTCTCATACTTTAGTGTGGTGACCAAGAATTGGTTTATTCATAAAGTAAAGAAGCAAACTAAAAGATGTCAGCGAGAGATTGAATACGATCTCGTGGCAAAAGAAGTCTATGAGCAAGAAGTCCAGCCCGAGTCGAACTATCTTTCAAAGCGAGAGAAAGAAGACTTTTGGAGAAAACTGTGGGAAGAGATTGAAGCATGGGGTACGGATGACATGCGAGAGAACGAGAAGAAAGTCTACGAGGCTATAAAGATCGTTTTGTCATCCGCAGATGAAATTGACATTTTAAATAAAAAAGCAGTGTATCTCTACTTAAGAGAACTCACGGGATTGAATACAAAGCAGATTGTAACTCAGTTGAACAAGATGCGAGAAAAGTACAGAGACTTTAGAGTCGACTGGGACAACGGCAAAATTTAAAATAAAACTAATTAGGTTATGAGTAAAAAACTTGAAAAATGCATTGATGATGCGCTAAAAAACATTGAAGAAGATCGAAAAGTAACCAAAGAGCTTCTTAATGATGCAATCAAATATGTTGCTGTTGATGAGGCAAGGCATAGAGAAGTTGGCATTATTATGTCAAAATATGTTGAGACCCTTCAACGCTCTAACGAACAATTGGTTAAAATAGCTGGCCTTATGTCTAAGAATGAAAAGGCTCAGGCTGGACTGACCGATGACGATAAAAAAGATTTATTTGATTTGATCTCCGGCAAAGACGATGAGTAATTATTTTGTAAAGTTTTTTGATGCAATTCAGGATAGAATCGCAAGGCACGAACTTGAAGAAGAGATCAAGTTAGAGAAGTTGTTCGGAAGAAATAAACTTGCTGGGAAAACAACATTTGAAGGTATTGTAATGAACGACCCAGCCGGATCATCCGCTGAGACGACTAATGGATCTACCGTTAATCGTTTTGTTGCAGTCAAGGTTTACATCAAAGATCTTGACGATCACATGTTTGACTTTGATCTTTTAAACAAAGTAACCGACGAGAATCAAAAAATAAACTTGCTGAATAATTTGATTGGTGGATGCTACACTGCATATCCCGATTCTGCTTTATATTCTTCCGAACCGGACCCCAAGTTCCAAGCAGGATGCACGGTTGAACTAAAGTTTGCAGATCAGGGCCCGCAAACAGCAGACCATGGTAGAATGCGAGGCTTAAGATATACAAAGGTCACCAGATTATCTGACAGTAGGTATTCTAATTTTGCAAAATACTTTACAGGGCAGGTTTCAGATTTGTTTGAAAACCAATCGATATCTCAAAATGGTGATTTTGAAGATAGAAGCACGAGCGCAATTACAGATTTGTCAGCACCAGCACAGACAATAATTAATGAATTTATATCAGAATTTAAAAAAAGACAATCAATCGATCTCGTTGCAACCAGTACTTTAAGAACATACGGAGCGCAGGTTAGAATTGAACATACAAACGTGCAGAAAAACGGCGGCCAAGATTGGTATAGAAAAACTTACGGAACCAACAAAACAAGAACTGAAATGCTAGATAATTATGTAACATACCCAAACGATGTTCAAGGCAATATTGAAAGGAATGTACCTAAATTAAAATCTTCCGGTCTTGGAAGCGCACACCTTAAAGGATTGGGTATTGATTTTAGCACCAACAAACTAACCTATGATCAAGGAGTGGCGTTGGAAAATTTAGCCTTGGAATTTAAGAACGCTGGAAAATTCTCTAACTTTGAGTGGGAACTGTTGAGCACAAAATATAGCAGCAACAGAGAAGCGAGAAAAACAAAAGGAACCACGTTTTCTGGTGAACATTTCCATATTTCAATCAACGCTAAAGCAATAGGACAATACTAATGTCAGGAGATCTTAAATCACAAAAGAAACCAATTGATGTTCAATGCCTTTCCTTTACGGACCAAGGTATTAAAGAAATAATCAGTTCGGGAGAGTTTACTGGACCATTTCACACACCACTTGCCGAGTGTATTCCGATTTATGAATCGGCTCCATGTGAAACAGTAATTGCCGGAGATAATAATGCCTTTGTTATTCTCGGCCGAGACAGACCATATTCTCTAGGATCTGGTAAAGGTGCCGGCGGCGGTAAGTGCGGAAGAATCCATATGATTGCAGGTCTTGCCGCCGCATACGAGAATGCATCTGACGGCCTTGAGACAGGACCGAATCTAATCACAGATGCAGCAACACTTTACATTACGCAAAGAGGAAACATTGACGCATACTTTGGGTTGCCACCGGGTAAGAATAGAAGCGCCGATGATCGTTCTGCAATTGCTTTGAAAGCAGATCATACAAGAATCATTGCAAGAGAATCGGTTAAAATTTATGCTGGGCCAACGAAAACAAGTTCAATCAAAAAAGAAACCAACTCTGCCACAGGCGAACTTGATATGCGAGGCCGTATTGACCTCATCGCAGGAGACGAAGAAAATTTACAACCAGCGGTACTTGGAGATAATCTAGCAGAGTTTCTTTCTGATTTGACCACACTTGTACAAGAGATATGTACAGCAGTCGAGGATCTTAACAAAAGAACAAACAAAATCAACAACGCTCTTGCAATTCATACGCACACTATCGTACCACTGGCGCCAATAACAAACATGCCAAACTTTGTTTTACAAGCCGCCCATAAGTTTGATATTCTCAAAGGCAAAAAAGCAAAATGGAATAATACTTGGACCAATCTAAATCTTACGTTGGCCGAATTCAATGCATTTGATTTTGACGACTTATTGCCAATTAAAGGCAGAAACAATTTCCTTTCGGATAATATTTACATAACATGACAACACTTAATGAATCAAAGTTTTTAAACAAACAAAAAGATGTTTGTGAGGATACCGTTGCGGAGAGACCGCCTCCGAAGATATGCCCTACTTGCATACCGAATCCCGATGCTATTGTTCCTACTTGGTATGAAGCCGAAGAGCCATTCCTTGATGAACAACGATGCGAGTATGTTGTCAGAGTTAATGTAAATGACAATGGCGATAGTTACGATGTATCTCAAATGAGAGAATCGGGCAAATCTCTTCGTGAGGTTTTAAATTCCTACAAGATTGCAGGAATCTATCAATTATTGCGATTTTTTGAAAAAGAAATATCAAACCAAGTAATCTTCGCCTTTGCTGATGATCCTCAAAAACTTAAGAGATTATTGAGAAGAAATAGAGCAAAAACAGAAGATTTGGTTGAGAAGGTGACCCAAAGTGTCACTGACGGTGTTTTCGATATTTACTCATTGAGCGAAGGACTTATTGAAGCATATGGGCTAAATGCTGAAGGATTCAATCCCGAGGCGCTTGAACTCTATGCTCGTGCTGATGACTATTGGGTTTCTTTGTACCAAACACCAAAAGGCGGAGAGCCAATCTGGGTAAAGGTTGTAATTCCGGCGTTTATTTTCGATAGAGTTCCGGAAGGTCTTGCTGGAGATGAAGAAGATGAATCTGACACATCTGGTGAAAGAGAAGTTATCATTGACGGCACTAAGTTCAAAGGTAAGATACGAAGATTAAAGCACGTTCTCGGAGTTTACAGTAAATACCAAGCATATTGGTGGCAATCCGAGAAAGGCAAACTGGCTTTTCAGAATGACCCAGTTAAGGGGTCATATAAGAACTCGTTCTATTGTAAAATCTATATCGATAAAATTAATGATATTGCTGACGAAATTGAGTCACTAATTGAATCGCAAACTGATTTCAAATTGAGAAATCGTAGAACTCGCCGTGCTGTTGACAAAATCAAAATAACATTTAAGCAGAGAGGCAATAACCCTTATTATATAAAGAAACTCGAAGTCATGGGATTTAGTTGTCCCGAGTACGAAAGGATAAGTTTAAAATCTCTCAAGTCGGATGCAAGAAAATATAAAGCACCGTTTAATAACGAAACTGCGCTGGGATATATAGCCAATCTAAATCCTATCGACAGTGATCTTAATGCAAGAGAGACGCCTCCATGGCTTGACTTCTTAGTTAAATACACATATCCAAAACTAACTCTTGACTATGGAAATGCTTCACCAGAAACAAGCGTGACCGATGGCACCACTTCTATACTTGGCTGTATTGTTGATAATAACGGCGGGACAGAAGGTCTTCGTGACTTCTTCTTCGATCAGGTTATTTCAACCTTTGAGGCAATTGAATATAAATGGAACCAGAATGCATGCAAGGTTTTAGCAGGCGCCGCCAGCGCAGCAAGGGCTGCTGGTGATGCAGCGAGATCTGGTTTATCAGACGAACAAGCAGAATTTCAGCAAGATCAGATTCTTGGAGAACTTCAGGATGATCTAAACGACACAAGTTCAGGATCAGGGAATATGTTCTTGGAGGCACGTCTTGAAAGAGCAGTAGACGATATGCAAGAAACTTTTGCTGAGATCGAAGAAGAACTAGCCGTATTTGAAAAAGAACTTGAGTTACAAGAACAGATAGATGCTCTCTTAGTACAGAGAGAAGAAGCAGAAAAAGAACTTAAAATAATAGTCGCAGTATGGGATTCGATTATAATTGGTAGAAATTACAGAATCGAAGAATTAGCGGGACCAACACTTGATGAAATGGAAGCAGCCGCTGCGGCTTCAGAGCAAGCAGCCCAAGAAGCCGAAGATGAAGCCCGCCGCCAAGAGCAAGAAGCCGAAGTTCTTGTCTTGATGAATCAGATTTATGGCGCACCAATACCAATAAAGCCATCTTCTGAAATTGTAGACCAAAGTTGGGAAAATACTGATAATTCACAATTATTAGACATAGGGCAACCAGCCGCACCCAATCTTCGAGAAACGGCCCTTCTCCAGAGCGCTTTTGATAAATATCCGGATGCAAAATTAACTTTAAAAGCATTTTATGCAGATTTAATTCGTAGAAATGGAAACGACATAGCGCAGGGTATTTTTACAGAAGAAGAAGTTAAAAAAGCAAAAGAATTGTCAAAACAAATCTCTTCGAATCCCGATAAAGTAGATAAACTTAATAAAGAACTTCAAGAACTTCAAGAAAGCACTGCAAAATCTCGAGCAAAGGCACAAAAGAAAGCCGAGAACCAAAAAGAAAAGAAAGCAAGACAAAACGCAAAAACAAAAAGAAAGAAAACAAAGGAAGTCAACAAAGAAGCAGATGGCATCCTATCCGGAAGAAAAGCGCGAAAGAAAAACCGGGAACAAAGACAAGACGATCGCAGATTTTATAGAGCAGATGCTAGAGCATCCAGAACAGAGCGTCGTCAATCTCGAGGTGCAGAAAGGGGCGAGAACCCTTTCATTGCAGCCGGAAGAGAAGCAGCAATTGCTGGTTTTGACTTTGAAAACTCACTTGTCTCTTTGTTTTTAACAGAAGAAGAAATGGCAAACTATGGCTTGTCTGGTTTTAATTTATCAAGAATTGCAGGTAAAGTCCCAAGTAGAAGTGAACGACGAGCCAATAGAAAGAAAAAACGAGGCCAGGGCGCTGCTCAACGATTAAAAAACTTTTTTGACAACTTTGGTATTTGTGGTTTTAATAAATTGATCGAAAAAGCAATCAAGTGTCTATTGTCAGGAATGGATTTAAGAACCGCTCTTAATCAAATCGTTCGTGCCGCAATATCAAATATGTCCCCTGCCGCAATGGAAAAACTTCTTGTTGGTCTTGACCCAAGAAAACAAGCCGAGATTCGAGAATATGTCGCTCAACAATTTCAAGATATGCCTGCTCCATGGGAAAGAGATTATCAACCCGGCCGTGTAACAACCGATCAGCAAATGGATGCAAAACAATTGTCGTCTGTGTCTGATAATATTTCTTCAAATGCTGGTAATCTTGAAAAATATAAAACACAAGTATCGGCACTTGATGATTTTGTTTCTGCTTTAAGAGAGTTCCTTGGCGAAATAGAACAACAAGCAAGTTCGACTCAATTGCCAACCAATATTACACTTCGCCGTGGGGCCGCTGGAAATAATGTAAAAACATTACAAAACCTTTTGATAAATAATTTGGGACCTCATATTCCTAATGAATCAGGTGTTCCTGCCGGATTTGCAGTTGACGGTGATTTTGGTCCAAAAACCGATGAAGCAGTACGCTCATTTCAAACTCTAAAGGGATTAGCCGTAGACGGAATAGTTGGGACTCAAACTATTAATGCATTAAATGGACCAGTAAAACCTGCAACTCTTGGTCCTGAGAACATAGAGCAAATTTCAGTTCAATTTTCTGCTAGCAATGATATAAAGGAATTTTTAATTTCTAAACTGACAGGCAAGACGCCAGAGCAAGCGCCAACAGTTGCAAATCAAATTAAAGATGATCTGAATAAAAAAATAGAAGAACTTGAGACGAAAGGTAAAGAACTTCAAGGTTCATTGACATCAGAACAACTTCAGCAATGGCAAAATATGACCGATGTACAACGACAGCAGATGATTAATGATGCTCGTACTGAAGCAGGATTTATTGTTGATGTGTCTAATCCAGAGCAGGTTCGACAAGGGTCTATTGGCAAGGCACTTGGTAACGTTCAAGGAGCGATATTTGATGCTTATGTTGAGGCGTTTATGTCTCTAGTTGGAATCGAGGATCTATTCGCTGCCTTGGATAAGATTCCCGGTGCCAAATTGATTGGAAGAATTATTGCATCTTTTGATTGTCCTAACGTTCACTTTGTTTATCCTCCGATTAGATCATTCTTGAGTACCCTGACATTTAAACAATGCTTGGATGGAGGCCGACTTGCATTCCCCAAACTTCCGAGATTACCAAATATTAGAAGTTTGGCAGGAATTATATTTAGAAAACTAAAAGAAATAATACAAGAAGAAATAGAAAACTTAATAACTAGAGTTTATGTGGCAATGCTCTTAAAAGTATTATTAACAATTGAGAATGCATTATGTAAGGCACTAGAGGCCGTGGGTAGATTCGCAGCCGAAGCCGTTAAGGGTCCCGATGCCAATTTTGGTGGCATGATGCGTGATTTATTTTGTGATGACGGTACGAGCGATTCAGATGTCGATGATTTAACATCAAGTTTGCTGACCGATGCCGGAATCACAAATACAGATTTACAGAACTTGGCAAAAAATGCAACTGCAAGTGATCTAAAGAACAAACATAAAGAGATAACAGAAACGATTGCAAGAATTTCTTCTAGAAGAGAATTGGAACAACTCTTGGTTGCAAATGACGGAGAACAAGATATAAATACGTTAAGAAGAATATCTTCAACAATCTCGCTTAAATTTCCAGAGTTTGCAATATTTTTTGATGATCCGAGCAAAGTCGCTGCCATATTTAGCAACATTGGCAATAGATTGAGCCCCGAACAGCGTGCCAATGTAAGAGATGGCCTAACAAGGCCCGGAGTCAATGTACCAGTTGATTCTTCTGTTTGTTTGACGTCAGATCAAATGGATGAGTGGAATGATAAAAGAAAAACAATTTTAACCAATGCCGGGATGAATCCAGATGAAGCAGAAGATTATGTTAATAAACTTAACGATCGCGCTGCTAGCGATTTGCTTGATTTAGCAAATATCCTCGCTAAAGGGCCTGAAAGTGTTATGGGCGATGCGATCAATAATGCTTTTAATCCAAACCCAAATGACAAAGGTAGACTAAATGATCCATTCTGTCCTCCAACAAACGCTTCTTCAATTGTGGCTTTGGACACAGAGGAATCTTTACAAGAGGCAGCAGAACTTGCCGAGGGCACATTTAGATCTTTGGCATTTGCATTTACCAATGATATGATTGGGAAGAGAGACTCTTTCTTGGATAATGTCCTTGCCGATACGTGCAACCTTCCTCTGAAGAGACATGAGCAAAGATCAAATAACTTTGTTTTCCAAATCGACTGGGCCAACTCACAAGAAGACTGGGATGCAAAAAAAGAAAGATTCTCAACAACCAAACTTGGTGAAATATATTTCGGTGCCCTTTCAAGCGAAGAACCCATAGGTGTATTTCCAGAGACTGTTGGCATTCTAACAAAAGAAAAGTTGGATGCAAATGATTTTGCGATTGATTTTAAAACAACAGAGAAAGTTCGTCCTCAAACGAAAACAAAAATAATAGAGAAAGTGGGGCCACTGAAAGACGTTAATGTCAAGATCCGCAGAACATATAGAAAAGAGCCAGATCTTATTCTTGATTTCTTCAATGATAAGAATGAGGGCTGCCGATTTGAATACGAATTAATGTTTACAAACTATCAAGAAGGCGAGATCAAATTCAAAAAAGAATTAGGTTATCGAACATTCATCTATTACTATGGAAATGAATATGAAAAATCATTTTTTGGAAAGGAAGACGAAGATAAAGAAATACCATACGATCGACTAGAATACAGAGTTGTTAATACGGTCGGCATCTCGGGCACTGGTTCAGCGCTCGTCGAGCAGCATGGGTCAATTTCTGAAGATGAATTGCAAGAACTTAAAGTCCCATATCAGGGAGTTCTGTTTTCTAATTATATCAGTTCTATCCTTTCTGCATCAGGACACTCCGCCCTCCCAGTTAAACAAATAGCGAAGGACTCATATAAAAATTATATGGAGTATCTCTACAAAGGTGTTCTTAAAGGCCTTAATCAAAAGTTAGATGGAACACAACCGGAAGGCTATGACTTCGGATACGTAGCAAATAATCTGACACCAGATGATGTGTTGTATGTAAACCCTGAAGCGACATCTGACGAGAGCACTTGGGAATATACGTACGATGAAGAAGAAATGGTTCTAGGCAAATCTGCCACAAACAATGAAAGAGTCCACTTCTTGGATCCTGCAATCTACGGCGGTAGTTATAGCAATCCACCATTTTACATCGAGCCACAGAAATTTAAAGGCTGGCTTGGGATTGCGTCAGCGCTTGTTCCGGAGTTTGATGGATGTAAACCTAGACGCACTGATTTTATTGGCTTGAAAGAACTGGCTGACAATGTCACAAAATTGGAACAAGCAATCCCGCCTGATTCAAGATTAAGCGAGGACCCTGACTGTATCAACCATACACCGTTTGATAAAATATCCGATCCGTCAACGCTCGCTTATTTAGATACCACAGTCGCTGCAACAATTAGAATCTATGCATGCGAGGCAATGGTAAAATCAATGCCCGTTCTTTCTCACATGAGATATTCTGAAGACAACTATGACACTGGCTTTGCCTCTGTGATTGTGGAAAAGATGGAACAAGGATTATCTGAAACGGAGGCTCTCATTCCTATATTTGGAGGAAGAGTTCAAAATTATAATTATTGGCTTCTTTTTCTTGAATGTGCTGTTATGGCTCTGGTTCGCAAAATTAGTATGGGCGAAATCGAATCCAATTCAGAAATTGATGATGCAAGGGCAATTATTGATAAAGCACAACGACGTCACTTGTATCCAAACAGGGATGTACTTAGAGTGATTAAAGGTTATGGATCTTCTATTGAAAGAATTAAGACTATCAATCCTGCTAAAATAGACGAAGATTATAAGAATCAGCCAAGAGTTCGACAAGTACTAAAAGGATGTTATATTGCAGGATATCCGGGACTTGCCCAGAAAGGCAGAGTGATCGATCAGACAATTGATTTCGATCCGCTTCTTCTTTCGCTAAACGGCGCTCGATTTGCATCACATATAAATACAATTTATGACGTGAGAAGACAATGTAAGATTCTTTTGAAGTATCTCGTTAGTCATGAAATAAGCCAATTGATGTCAAATCTAAACGAAAGATTCGACGGAAGCCAATATATTTACGATTTTTATCGATATACCTTGGCTTTACCTGATGTTTACGCTAAAACTGGCCTGAAATCAGGTCTCACAGAGACAGAAGCACCCATTACAGATGGTGAAATATCATATGGATCAGTGCCTGACGTTGGCGATGTTAGTTCTGTTGATCTCACAGCGGCCGGTGGCTTTGGTTTTTACATTGAAAAATACGTAAGAACGGTTGAGAAGCCGGAAGAATTTTATTCCGAGAGCCCATTTTGGGCGAATCCTGACTCCGAAGCTGCACAAATTGTCAAGAATATGCCGAATTCTTTGAAGGGTGTGTGCAATATTAAAGAGTTTGGAGAGTATTTCTCTCAAGCAAAGGATCTTTTTGACGAGAATGCCAACATTTCAGACATCTTTGGCGATGCTTCAATAAGCGAAGGCAGCGAAGAGTACTTAGGATCGACCGGATTGAAGTTCGGTGTTCGAATTATAATGGTGCCTGATGCTATTCTCGCCGGAAAGATAAACGAAGGCGAGATCGATTCCAAGTTTGCCCGAGAAGAAAAGTCATATAACCTCCAGTCAATTCCTGTTGCATCGTTCGAACAAGATATTCCAGATATCAAATTCAAAGAATTAAAGTTCAATAATCCAACTTTGGACGAAGATCTTAAATGTTACATTGATAATCTTGTAAAGACCGACGAGTTTGTGTTTTTGATGGACTATGTGTTTGGAATTAAGAAATTACCATCTATTCTGTTGACATATGTGAACGAGGCGTTCATTCAAGCCGTTGGCGCTGATGTTGAGAGAGATGTCGATAATATTATTGACCGCTTTGATGATGCGTGGAAGGGCGAGGTGCTGTCCGATTCCAAGAGGGAGTGCCGTAGATTGTTTGCTGCTTTCTATCGATCCGATGACTTTGAAGTACCCGAAGGCGACGACGGTAGATCATTAGCAGAAATATTCGAAGATATGAAGAAGGGAAGCATTTTTGGAAGGCCAGACCCATCAATGCGTTGGTGGAGAAGACGACGACAGCGTGGAAGACCATACGATAAAGATGGGAACGAATGTGCAGGAGAGTTTGGCGGACTATTTAAGAACTAGAGGGACTTATCATGGCTACAGATCCATTTTGGGATGAATTATCAAAATACGAAGACAGGGTTCAGGGACCTTTATCAAGTTCTCCAACAGATCCTTTGACCGATATTACGGATCCGAAAGAACAAGTGAAGCAGAATTTTAGAATTCTTTTATTGACTGCGCCGGGCGAGCGCATCGCACATTCAAATTTTGGCGTAGGGCTAAAGAATTATCTTTTTGAGTTGGCAAACGAGCAAACCTATTCCAAGGTTAGAAACAGAATACAAGAGCAAACCGCACAGTACATGCCATACATTACAATTCAGGACTTACGAGTCGGATTGGCATCGGCAGATTCGCAAGTGATGAGGGTAATAATTAATTATTATATTCCTCGTTTAGACCAGTTAGACCAAATAGATCTTACGTTTCCATTATAATTCCTTGAAGAACTAATTATAAGTTGAGAGGGTCGCTAAATGGCTAAGAAGAAAATTGTACCTATAAAATACACCAGCAGAGATTTTGAATCAATTAAATCAGATCTGGTTGAATATTCAAAAAGATTTTATCCAAACAGAGTAAATGACTTTTCAAAAGCGTCATTTGCTTCGCTGGTGCTTGACAGTGTTGCATATGCTGGCGACATTCTATCGTATTATTTAGACTATCAGGTTAACGAATCATTCCTCGATACATCAATTGAATTTGACAATATCCGCAAACATGCCAACAGCCTTGGTTATAAATTCGCAGGTATTCAGAATGCATACGGAACTGTTGCGATGTTTGTCTTAGTTCCAGCAAATGCAAACGGTACAGCACCCGATACTTCTTATTATCCAATTGTAAAGAGAGGCACTACCTTTCAAAGCACCGGTGGAGGCTCTTTTATTTTAACTGAAGATGTGAGATTCGATGACCCACAGAACGAAGTTGTTGCTGCTCGGTTTGATCCGTCTGATGGATCAACAACATTCTTTGCTATTCGTGCATACGGTCAAGTTGTATCTGGTCGCTTTGAGACTGTAACTTTTGACCTTACAAGTGAACCATTTGAAAGATTTAAGCGAATAAGAGTCGGAGGCACCAATATATCCGAAATCTTTTCCGTAATTGATGGAAACGGCAACAAATATTACGAAGTTGATTATCTTTCTCAAGAGACCGTGTTTATTGATACAACAAACAAGAACGCTGCTTCCGATAATGTCCGTAGTATCTTGAAGCCATTTGTCGCAACAAGAAGATTTGTGGTCGAACAAAACGATCAAGGCACATTCATGCAGTTTGGTTTTGGATCCGAGAACGATGAAACAACCGGTTTGGCTGACCCTGCAAAGGCAACGATTCAGATGTACGGCAAGCGATATGTGACCGATCGCTCTTTTGATCCAACACAATTGATGAGAACAAATAAACTTGGTATCTCGCCTGACGGAACAAAACTAACAATCGTTTATAAAGTCAATGATGTCAATTCAACAAACGTCCCTGTAAACGCGCTGAATACTGTTGGATCTAGAATAATTGATTTTGATAATCCTGACACCCTTGTGACTGCAACAAGACTTGCCGTGGAGCAATCGCTTGAAGTAAATAATGACGAACCAATTTCTCTTGATACAAGTGGAATTTCTAACGAAGAATTAAAGGTTCGAGCCAAGAACTACTACGCAATGCAGAATCGAGCCGTAAGCAAACAAGACTATGAGTCTCTGTGCTATAATATGCCTCCAAAGTTCGGCTCAATCAAAAGAGCCAATGCGGTCAATGATCCAAGTGGAACCAACAGAAGATTGGCTCTTTATCTGATATCCGCTGACAATGACGGGAAATTAATAACAACCAACGAGGTTACAAAACAAAATTTAAAGAAATGGATCTCAAGTTATAAAATGCTTAATGATGTAATTGACATTTACGATACAAAGATCATAAACTTTGGCATTGATTTTCAAGTGACCGTCACAAGAGATGCTAATCCAAATGATGTTGTTAACAGAGTAATATCAAAGATAATTCAAGAGTATGACTTTGATTTTTATATCGGAGAACCTGTGTACATCGCTGAATTAACGAACATTATTTCGAAAGTTGACGGAGTATCTGATGTTAAAAAGATAAAGATTTACAACCTTAGTGGCGGCAACTACTCTGCAACCTCTGTTAATTTTGACGACATTAAGTCTAGAGATGCCACTTTTTACAAGGCACCAAAGAATGCAATATTTGAATTGAAATTCCCAAGACGCGATATTAAAGGAACTGCAAGATAATGGCTGTAAAGAGATACCTCGCTACGAAAGATAATACAATAACAAACTCGTTTCAATCTGATCTGTCCACAAGGGGCACTGGCTCAAATATGGGACAATCCGATATATTGGAAGCATTTTCTATTTACGCTCAAGCCACAACTTCTTCTGTTGAATTACAGAGATTTATGATCCAGTTCGATACAACCTCGATTAATACTGACCGTGATGCTGGTATTCTTCCCGCAAGTGGCTCAGTTGAGTGGAGACTAAAACTTTATAACGCTCGCCATAGCAGCACTCAGCCGTTCAATTATGATATGACAGTTCACCCAATTACAGCAGATTGGGAGGAAGGTATTGGCTTAGATATGGAAAACTATTCCGATCTGACTTATGACGTGATTGGTTCAAACTGGATCCGCTCTGCTGGCTCCACTGCTTGGGATGTTGAAGGCGGATCTTATCTGCAAACTCCAAATGCAACTGCGTCATTCCTAGTTGGCAATGAAGATATGTCAGTAATTGTTACTGATATGGTTGAAGACTGGCTTGGCTCAAGTCCTACCAGAACAAACTATGGCTTTATGGTTAAACTCGCAGAGCAGTTTGAGAGCGCCAGTCTATCTTATTATACAAAGAAATTCTTCGCTCGAGGAACCGAATTCTTTTTCCAAAAGCCTGTACTTGAGGCGCGTTGGGATTCAAGAACTAACGATGATCGCGGTGAATTTTACTTGTCTTCTGCTTTGGCTCCTGCTGATGATAACATGAATACATTATATTTTTATAACTTTGTTCGTGGAAGACTGCGTGAGATTCCAGATCTCGGGGATGACAAGAGAGTTTATGTATCTTTGTTTTCCGGATCACTTGCAAATACCGCCCCCTCTGGTTCTCCTCAAGTACTGGTTGTTGACGGAACGCATGTCACATCCAACAACAATCTCGTTATAACAGGCGGAATTGTTTCCACAGGAATTTACTCAGCGTCTGTTGCTTACACTGGCTCTGATACGATGACCAAAGTCTTTGATGTTTGGTTTACTGGCAGCGATTCTACTACTTCGGCTTATGACGCCGATACTCAATTTCACACAGGCACAATTGATATTGAAACCTTTGAGGCTTCAAATTATTCAACCACAAACCGATACGTGATTAATTTTACAAACATACAGCAAGAGTATTATCCAGAGCAGTCAGCAAGATTCAGAATGTTTGCGAGACAAAAAGGATGGTCTCCAAACATTTACACGGTCGCTCAGGCAACCGTACCAACCTTGACATTTAGAAGTGCTTCATATCAAATCACAAGAGCAACGGATGATTATGTCGTTATAGATTATGGAACAGGCAGTGTATACCACACATTGATGTCGTACGATGTATCTGGCAACTATTTTGATCTAGATATGGGTTTATTGGAACCGGGTTATGCATATAACATACAAGTATCTATCTATGATGATGCTGTTGGTACTTATATCGAACAACCATACAGTTTTAAATTCAAGGTAAATAAGTATGACTATTAAGGATTTATTTGGTAAATCAAAAGTAGCAGTTATTGAAAGTTCTGAAAGTGGCAGTGTTGATCTAGAATCGCCCACTTTCCTAGACACGGTCATAAAAGATAATTCAACTTTCGTTCCTTTTTTGGACTTTTCTGATCCAAATCTGTTTGTAAAGTTTGGTTCTGCTGAACTTTATTACGACTCTGCGATTAAAAGAATCTACCAAACATATCCTTACGACGGCTCGGACAACGAGAAACTACAGTTCCAATTGTCCTCGTCTTATCTTGAAGAGTGGCTTTATTACAATAAATATCCACGCTCCACTGGTTACGCCATCTTCAGCGCCAATGGTTGGGGCTCGCAAACTAGCGAGGCCGATGGTTATGGATATCCAGCCTCTCAAGAATATATTGACGCTGCTGGCGGCCTACATACAGCCTCCGCTGGTATGCTGACAGGCAAACTCTACGAAAACTTTGATAAATCAATCAAGTACGACGCAAACAAAAATAGAACACAAAACTTTCGCTTGATGCCAACAGATGGTAACACAATCGAGTTCTGGCTCAAAAAAGATGCGTTTGATGTTGCAAGCACAGAGAAAGAAGTTATTCTTGACCTTTGGAATACAGAAGACACATCATCTTCTGATTATGGTCGTTTGACAATTTACTTAACAGGATCGGGCGTTGGAGATTCTGGTGCAAACCCAATCAGAGTCACACTTAGAAACGGAACACAAGGATTTGACGATCAAGCAATCGCCAGTTCTGACTTTACAACCTCCTCACTAGCAGACTCAAGTTGGCATCATTATGCTATTTCTTTCGTATCTCAATCGACAAGCATAAAATCTTACTTCTATGTTGATGGTACTTTGGAGAATGAACTTGATATCGGGTCTGCTGGTATTGATGAAATCTCTGGTAGAGTCAATGCTCGTATCGGTGCTCTAAAGACATCACCAGATGGATCGTCTGCCCTCGCCGGTGCTGGTAAATTAAGCGGCTCATTGGATGAATTTAGATTCTGGAAAGCACGCCGAACCTCTAAAGTCATCAATCGTAATTGGTTCCAGCCAATTGCTGGTGGCTCAAATACCGAGGACAACAACACTGCTCTTGGGTGTTATTACAAATTCAACGAAGGCATCACGACCAACAATTCTACAGATGCGTCAGTTCTAGATTACTCTGGTCGACTAACTAACGGTACATGGACTGGGTATTCATCTGCTTCTCGTAATACCGGCTCTTGTTTTGTCTCCGCTTCTGTGATTTCGGTCGAAGAACCAGATCCGATCATCTACAGCACTCATCCAGATGTCGTCTCTCTTTCATCCGAGATGCAGACCAGTGGATCCGATTACGACACCACAAACACAACTTATTTATTTCAAAAACTACCACAATTTATTCAAGACGAAGACATCGATAATGATGATGATGTAAAGAAACTATTCCAGATTATCTCGTCTTACTTTGATACAATCTATTCTCAGACTAAGGTCCTCCCCGAACTTACTCAAAAGAATTACTTCTCGTCCTCAATGAAGCCGCTTCCGTTTGCAAATAAGTTGCTCGAAAGCCGTGGCTTTATGACAAGAGAACTGTTTGTGGACACCGAAGTTCTCGAGTTCTACAGAGGCAACGATTTACAAAATCTCAAATATGGTGAGAATGTAAATAAAATCAAAAACCAAATCTATCACAACATCTACAATAACCTCGACTATATTCTAAAGTCAAAGGGAACCGAAAAGTCAATGAGGAACTTTCTTCGTTGCTTTGGTATTGATGATGAGTTGGTTAAACTAAATCTCTACACAGACGGAGGCACTCACTATTTCACCGATGTATTTAAGAACACCTCGGTCACAAAGAAATATCTAAACTTTAATAATCCAGATTATTTTTCCTCCACCGTTTATCAAACCTCGTCCGCCAATAACTCAAATGTTTACATCTCGGGCTCTGGTATGAAGGGCTCAACCGAGAAGCTTGAAAGATTTAATGCCTTTACATTTGAAATCGACACAATTATTCCAGAAAAGATTGATATCACAGAGCAAGGCTTCTTTGACACAACATTCTTGTCTTCCTCAATTGGTGGCTTCCACCAGCCTGCCACCGGTGCAATAGGCGACCAATATCACTGGTCGACAGAAGACAACATCGCCAACATCCAAATATACACCGTAAAGGACAAAATTAACTCCGAGAGAGCAAAGTTTTTAATAACAAATGAAGACGGAACCCTATTCCTTACCTCGAGTTTTTATACTGAAATTTATAGCAATAATAGATGGAATTTGAGCGTAAGAGTCGCTCCTAATGGCTATGGTGTATATGGCTCTGCTTTGTCAAGTTCGAATCCTGATTATACGCTGACCTTCTACGGTGTCAATCACCAATTTGGCGAGGTAAGAGAAGAATTTAAATTAACTGCTTCGTTGAATAATACCTCGGGCTCTGCGTATGTTTGCAATCCGAAGGTTGTATACGCCGGCGCTCATTACGAAAATTACACCGGCTCACTGCTCCAACAGTCCGACGTTCAGATTGGTGGTTGCCGTTATTGGTTTGACTTCCTTGAAGATGCTGACCTGAAGGCACACTCTCTCGATGTCACTAGCATTGGTGTTGACAACGCAACTCGATGCGGTACGATGTTTACATATGAGATTTCCGGAACCGTCTTGCCTCGTGCTGATATGCTTGCGCTCAACTGGGACTTTGATACGGTCACTGGCTCTGACTCAAGCGGCAACTTTGATGTCTTTGATCTGACCTCTGGTTCAACTGTGGCGACTTATGGCTGGCTTGATAATATTGTTGAACGAGATCACCCAGCAATCGGCGCAAACTTCGGAGCCTCAAAGACCTCTTTCGTCGAGAACGAATTAATATACACAGCAAAGAAAGAACTGCCTGAGATCTCTGTAAGTTCCGAGAACATTTATATTAAAGGCGATTTCCAAAAATTCTTTGTCAAAGACGACGATGTAAGCGACAACTTCTACTCGCTTGAGAAGTCAATGTATCAAGTCATCTCTGATGAGATGCTTTCAATGTTTGCATCTGCTGTTGAGTTTAACAACTTGATGGGCGAAGCGGTTGATAGATACAGACATCGTTATAAGAATCTTGACAAGATGCGTCAACTGTTCTTTGAGAAAGTTGAGTCCGACATGGACTTCGATAAATTTACAAATTATTACAAATGGATTGACTCGGCTATATCTGAGATGATGACACAGTTGTTTCCATTCTCCGCAAGACATTCAGAGGGAATCGCAGATATTGTTGAGAGCCATATTCTCGAAAGAAACAAATATCAAAACAAATTTCCGCTAACAACCCGACTTGCATCAACCGAAGGCTCGGCTCGAGGTGTTGGCGAACTTGATTATAATTGGAAGTTTGGACATGCTCCTTTAACAGGGACTCCAGCAACTGCTGTAATTACAATTACAAATCCTGTAACCATAAACGATACACTTACTTTTGGAGACGGAAAATCAGACCCTATTACATATAGTTTTCAAAATCCAGTGACAGACGCTTCGACTCAAATTTTGAGAGTAGCAACAGCACTTTTACAACGAGCGTATATACATAATAAACTTGAAGCAGACTTTGATGTTGCAGTTGATCCAACTGGTGCTGACCCTGAAATTACAATAACTAATAATGCTTTTGCTTTTCAACGAGAAAGAGGAAATTATACTTTATCGTCCTCTTTTACTGATGCGGATAATACTGTTTCTGGTTTTTCAGGTGGACATGATGATGAAAATAAAAACTGTCTTTGGAATAAAGAAAGAAAAGAAAGAACAGATATTGCAGACCGTCAAGTTATTCAGACTTCTATTTTAAATCACAATAGCGCCTCTGCTCCGCTGCTGGCAACAGACGACGGTACAATGTATTTTGGCTCAACTTATGCAATCAATCGCTTAAGCAAGCCATACAAAGAGAGCATTGCCTTTAATGATTCAGTCCACGGTGGAACCAACTACTCAAAGATCAAAGATCGTGATTTTGTCTATAGTGCCACACGCATTCATGGTCCAGTAACACAAGAATATCCTAAAGGAATTCCTCAAAACGTAATGGTTGTTGGCGTTGGTGAAGGTCAAGGCGTTGATACTTTCATTGATTGTCTAGATGTCGAGAATCCAAATGAAAAAAGAAAGTGGAGATTTTCTGCTACAATTGGTCGCTTTGCAACCGGACAAAATCCACAAGCCAGACAAGGCGAAGATTATACTCACAAAGTCAAATCTGAGGCATATTGGCCGGCAAATTTGATCTCTGGCAATGTCGAAGGGGGTTATGCCGACCTTGTGACAACAAAGTTCAAAAGTGGCTCAATTATAACTAATTTACACTCGGATACGTTTTCTCCAACAAATGAGATTGGCCTTCAATCTCCGTTCACAAATGCTTGGGTTGGAGGACACCAATCTCGTCATGTTGATTTGAATAGATCAAGTAGCATTAATCCTTTAATGAACGGTCTTAACGATCAATACTCTCGCCCCGAAGCGTGGAGACTTTTATTAAAAGAATGTCCAGATGGATCAAACTCAAGTGGCTCCTTCCAAGGATCGAACGACGGAGCAATGGGCTTTGTCGGACCGGACTACGGTGGTCCATATCCGGACAAATCTCGTAAGTACGCTTTCCGATATCGTGAGGAAAGAACAAAGCGTCCCGTAAACTTAAAAAATATCAAAACAACAACTGGCTCTGCGGTGCTAGGAAACTATACGGAGAACTATGAAGTCGTTCACACTTTTGGGATGAAAGGCAATAGCCCTGTTCTAGAACAAGCGACCGGATCTTTATTGCCCGATTATCATAGCACTCAATTACCTGCTTCAACTCATTATCAAACATTGATTGGTGTGTCTCCGTTTTTATCTGGAAATGTCTTCGGACAGCCAGATCCACTACAAAAGACAGGCAACAACAGACAATCAAATGCATCGTCACAAACGATACAAGAAGGTGTTGAAGGGCAATTGGCTACTGTCGGACTGGCATTCAAGATGCCTCCACATGATGTTGTCGGAACCGGCAGTACTTTGACAGTACCAACAACTGGTTCTGGAATCACCATCGGCATCGACGCAGATGGTTCCGATTTAAGAGTAAATACAGATGGCAGTGATACTAACTTTCGTATCAATTTGGCCGCTGCTCTAACAGATGCCACTTTATATGATAATACAAAAACTACAACAGAAGGTGGTGATACTGATACTTGTTTTCAAATAAATTCGCCCGGCAGTGCGGCTTTAAGAATGCCGAATCTCATAGTCAACGGCGCTTATCCTCTAATCAAAGAATCAAACGATGATGATTTCTATTGGGCAGGATGGATTTATTATCCATCTGGCAGCACAGGAGTTTTTAGAAGAATTTTTGGTATTTATGACGATGGCAATTCATTGTTAAAATGTGGTGTCATGGTTTCTTCAAATGGTCATGATTTGTATCTTAGTTTAAGAGATGAATCTTCAATGCGTCATTGGTTATATAACAACGGCGGCGCAAACTTTGATGATACTCATGCAAATCAGTGGACCCATATCGCCGTCTCATTTAACAGTTCGTCAGTACTACAACAAGATTCGGTTACTTTATATATTAACGGAGTCAGCGCTTCAATAGATACTTTCCCTACTTTAGGTGGTGCACAATATTCTGCTTCTCATGATAGTACGTTTGGAATTATGCAAGATGGAGATGGGACCAATACAAGTCAACGTCAACAATGGTCTGGCTCTGCGACAAATTGGGTATTTGGAACTGGTTCATTACTATCTACAGATGTTTTGAAACTGTACAACCATGGGTACGTCTGGGATACAGAATATAGTGCGTCAGAAATAGCAGCACATTGGAAATTCGGAGGTACGTCTTCTTTTGGAACAGATGAAATTGTACAACCGGGCGCTAAGTTTTTTAATCACTTAAGTAGCGACTATTTTATAACAGCGTCAAATCCAGTTGTTGCCGCATTTGATACTACATTGTCATTTCAAACAGCCGGAACTAATGGTGGATCGCTTTATACACCTACAATAGCAACATTTGGTTTGACAGCATCATTACAGAATTCAAATTATAACGGCGCGATTACATCAACCGGAGATACAATTTACCTTAATGGAACTGCGCACTCGGATCCATTCTTTAGTTTGGGCACATTGTCCGGTGGTGTTACACCAATTGCAGAAGTTGCCAGAAGAGGGCTTGTCAATGTAATCCCTTCACAGCGAGATGATTTAACATCATCGAACTCAATTATTAGAACTCGCTTTTCTGCCCCCGGTGGTCCCGAGATTAATACGAGAGGATACTTGGATATTGGTTCTCAAGAGTTCTCTGTTTACAACGCAATGCCTTTCCGCAATCTATCAGTCCTTGGATCTGGTTCTGGCGAGGACACAACAATAAGAGTTGACAGCCAAGCATCTAGACGAGAAGGTTTGAGAACACTTTACACAAGACATTGCGGAAGATACGGAATCGACTCACAATTTGGAGCGATCCAAGAAGATTCTTATGTTGTGGTTGATGCATCTTATCATAAAATTAATCGTAATACAAGGGTAGTTGTCGAGACCGGTTCACTAATTATTACTGAAAGTGTTGACAATTTTCATGTTTCAAGACCAATTCCATCGCAAGATTATGGATACGCATGGGTGACTGCGTCTTTATCAGAAGAATTGTCTCCGAGAACAACAGGAAATCAAGTGGTATTTGGTTATTGGCCAAAAGACGGTATATCAAAAGCAGACCCAAATCTTCAATGGCGAGACAATGGATTTGACTCTGCGGTCAACTTCCCAACCGCTTCCGCTGGAGATGCAACAAGCGGAGAAGGTCTTGTAGGAGTATATTCATAATGGCACAATTTGTTGATTTTGTTGGATTAAATACGTTTATATATGAGGCGAATGGATATACTTATGAAATAGGTGATTTAGCCACAGAAGAATATTCTGCTAATGAATTTATTTCAAAAGCAGGCCTTGTAGGTACAAAAATAGCCCTTTTGTATCCAAACACCATTGGTAGTTTTGGTTTTGCGGGAAGTGCCCTAGAATATGCAGACCTCGAAAATATGGATCCAAGACAAACTAATAGGTTTGCTTATGAATATCGTGACATCAGAAATTTAATTAATTCAAATTTTCCTCTGCATTTGTCTGCCTCAATATATGGTCTTCCATCATCTGCGTCTTATTTTCCTGCTTTAATGTTAAAAAGGAACGGCCCATACGGACATCCGATGTTCAAACAGATTCGAGTTCATCAGAATCCGCTTACTCGGAGACAAATAAAAGAGAACATTTTTACAATTGTAGAGACACCGTCGCAAGAAGCCATAAGAACATTTGGCAACAATAAGATCGAAACAATTCGCTCAAGATATGGGAATATTGTCGGCTTTAGAGAAGCAATGGTGACATCTCGATATCAGCCGCTCGATTGGCTATTGGGCTTCTCATCAGATGACGAAAGAATCGTAAATGCAGAGAACCCATCACAAGAGAACATTGAACGCTTGATTCTTCGCAATTCTTATGGAAATGACATTAACTTTTTTGCAAACGCTGAATTAGACAACCGTCTGGGACTTGAGATTGAAGAAGATGAAGATTATGAAAGAATCTCAAACTTTTACCTAAATGGCGGACTTGATGCTGATGACAGTCCGGCTTCAACATTTGAGTTTCTTAAATATCGCGAAACGGTTTTCCCAAGAGAGACAAACGCTTTCAGAGCCATCTCGAGAAAAAGAACAAACTATCTTAATAACTTCTGGAGAGATGATCGACAAGACAGATCAATTATTACAACAGACACATTCGGCAGTAAATATGTAACCAGCACAACTGGATCCGGATATAGAAGACCATCAATTTGGCCTCTTGATGCAGACGTAAACTTTGAGAGCAGAGACATTGAGAATATCAGCGAAGAATTTGTTGGGTTCAACGCAAATTCTGGTCTGGGTCAATTGTCCGGCGGGGCTGGTATTTTACAAAATCAATATTGCCAAATAACAACAGAACCAGTCGAAGATCTCGGGTCAGGCGACGTGCAACCAGAATTTGATAATAATTTCCGTGCAGGTCCCTTATATTCTAGAAGACATACTTTAACTTTTAATGAAAATCAAAATAACATACCTAGTTCTGCGATAATTGCCTTTAGTTCATCTATGACAGGCTCTGTTGTTTCACCAGATGGTATTTTTATTCCGGAAACTGCGTCAGCAGGTGGGCGCATAGGTAGTTCTCATAGGGCCGGCGTCGGTGTCAAAGGTCAGGGCCAAGCACTGTGGGAAGCGGGAACTCAAGCCGGAAAGAATCCTTTTTATTCCTCATATGATTATTGGTGGGAACAATTAAGATTAAAAGCAAAAGATTATTCCGTTGTTCCAGAATTTAGAATATCAGAATTTATTGAGACAATTGAAAAATCCGGATCTCAAACATTTATTGACAATATGTTTGAAGTCACTGGTGGATCTTCCGGAGAAATAGATTTATATAGACCATATGATCAATTCTTTGGAAATGATTCTTCCGAGACAAAGTTTTACGAAACTTATTCAACTTCTGATTTCATGAAGCATTTTGCAAAGATTAAAAAAGATCATGACGAATTTGTTGAACCATCAAAGATCACTCTAACATGTAAAACATTTAAAAAATTTCTTGCATATGATTCTTTTTATCCTGCGAATCGAACGGTTGATCTCGCAACACAGTTTTCAAGATCTTACGCTGATAATATTGAGTTTTCAAGTTCATTCGGAGATACAACAGGCGGTAATAATAAGAGACAGGTTGGATTGCAAGCGATTTTAAAACCTATGATGGCACCGGGTATTTTATATAATTCAATCAGATCTGGGCTTGCTTGTGACTATCCAATTCACGATAATACATTGACTGGCGAAGTCTTTATAACAGGCGCAGCATCTCAGCCTCTAATTGCATATTCAAATGATAAAGAGTTTACTACCAGATTACCTTTTGAGACAATTTATAATCCTGAAAAATTCTTGTTTAATAAGAATATTGCATGCGATGAGCCAGATCCAAATGCAAATACAGATGTCAGGGCTTCTTTGCAAGGAGGATCAGATAATCTGTACAAAAAAATGATAAATAATTTTCTCGCTGAAACAACTAACTTTTTCTTAGAAGACTCACAATTATCATTTATCGTTTCAAAAAAGCAATCTGATCCATCATTTGGAGTAATGGAAGCCGGAAAAACTTACGCAATGAGGATCAAAATAGGGAAAACATATTCTATTTCTAGGAAGCCATTTGAAAACGAAAACGGTCCTTATTTACCTCCCAACCAATATATCGAAGGCGATGATTATGCTAGAGAGAATATAACTATGTATTCTAGGCCGAGCGCATTCGGCCCACCAAGTCCAGCATATGGTGACCGTCATGGAGCCGAAGCGTTAGGCGCTGGATGTAGTCTTATGGGATCTTATATAGGCTATAATTTTCCATATACACCTCCTTATTACTACGGAGAAGCGTATTGTGATGTACTATTTCATGCCGAAAATACACAAAAGTACACTTTAACAGAAATTCTTCAAGGCTCAGAATACTACATCATCAGAGTAGATCCAGAATCTTATGCAAGTTCTTCGTTAAATATACGAGGTTTTAATAATGCTGCTTTTGGACCAGCACTAGGATTGCAAGGAACAGGCTCAACAACAAACAACCCCGATTACACCTCTACGTTCGGCTTATATCCGGATAGATTTAGAAGTACATATGATGACGGAATTAATAAAACAACATTTAATCGAACTTTGAATGTGGTAAATCGATATGCAATGCAACTAATTTCTTCAATTAATGTAAATGGTAAAGCCGTTTTGTCTGAAGGCGGCGGACTTTCGTTTACCTCTTTGGCAGATGGTGATCCAAATGAAAGATGGATTATTCAACCAAAATGGGAAACACCAATATTAAACTTTAATGATGTTTTAATAACAACAAATGCAAATTATGACGCTCAAGCCCCGCGTGGAATGTGGCATCAATACGGAAGAATACCAGAAGAAAACGAATCAATTTTCATGCAAGTGACAGATATTCCAACTAGTTGGAATGAGAATTTCATTGGAAACTCTGATGTTGCAGCAACTGGTTCACTTGTAGATGTGTGCGGCTTTGACACATCTCAAGTCAAACTTGGCAAGATTGAAAGTAAAAAGATCATTAAAGAAGCCGTTGTTGCTGTACCTTATATTCAAAAAGCAAACAGAAAAGAATTTTATTCTATCGGAGAAGATCAAGTTTTCAATGCAAAGAAATTTGTCGAGGTAACAAAAAAAGAACAGATTGGTGCCCCTAGAGAAGGCGATCAGTTGCCAGAATTCTATCAGTCGAAAACAACAAGTGTCATCATTGATATGGTAAGAAAGATGGATGAGTTTGTTTTTCCTCCAACGATGGATTTCGTCCACTTCCCAGAAAAAGTTAAGCCATTTGCAATGTATATCTTTGAATTTTCTCATGAACTAAACCAACAAGACCTCGCAGACATATGGCAGAATCTTCCTCCAAGATTAGGTGAAAACTTTGAAGAAGCAGAAGCAACCATTTCACACCCGCTATTCTCGGATCACTTTCTTTCCTCGGTGCAAAGAGAGGAAGGGCAGCAAACACCAACTGGTGGAACAATCGATACAGAGATTCGCTGGATGATTTTCAAGGTTAAACAAAGAGCAGAGACTGACTATTCTTCAAAAGTTGTATCTGGTGTAAGTAACAAGACGTTAAGAAAAAGAGTATTGTTCCCTAAGTCTCCACAAGAGCGTAAAGAAAACATTGATTCGCTATTGTCTTACAATTGGCCTTATGATTATTTCTCTCTTGTTGAGTTAGTTAAGTTAGACGCTGAATTTACATTCAGTAACATCGAACCAGACAATCCAGACTCTGTAAAAAGAAAAGGTGATCCAAGTAAAGATAAAGCAAAAAAAACAATTCAATCTAGGCTAAAACAACCAACCCCACCAGAGCCAGAGCCTCCAGAAATACAAGAACTACCAACACTCGCTAACATACCCCAAGCACTAACATAAAGAGCAAGATAAGACATGACATTTTTTGATAAAAAAGAAGAAGTAATTTCAATCGAGTTGACTCCATATGGCCGTCACTTGCTTTCGCTTGGAAAATTAAGACCTTCATACTATGCTTTTTTTGATGACGATGTAATTTATAATGTCGAAGCCGCCGGCTTAACGGAGACCAGCGCCGACATTAAAACAAGAATCCTTGAAGAAACACCGTACATGAAGCCGACTTGCCTTTTCAGAAATGTAAATGACACAGCCGGACGAACAGAAAACTACTTATCGACCGAGGAGATTAGATATCCCTCTGCCGACAATAAGATATACTTTCTTCAAAACCCTCTTGGGACTTGTGACCATACTGCAACAGAGTCACCCGCTCTTAAAGCAACATTTATTCTTAATTCTAGTTCAGCCGGAAGCAAGTTCCAAATTAATTCAACATTCCCAGATCAACAAATACCGCAGGTCGATATCGATTATGACTACACTGTCGAGGTGAAGAACACAAATAAAGAAGCCAATCGCGATTTTGTAACCAATGCACCTCCTGAATTTCGTTCAAAGATATTCGATGATGGAACATATTACGACATCCAAGATGACAATATGATCTTACAATTGCTGGAGGAAAATGGCTTTGCTTTGACTGATTCATTTGAGATCGAGGTATTCAAATTAGATGATACCGACTCTGAAAAGATGCAGCAATTAAAGTTTTCTCCGAGAGTCAGCAAGATTAAGGATGATTACATTTTGGACGAGGTGTTAGAAGATCCTTCTCTTACTATTAATGAAGATTATGTTGAATATTATTTCAATATTTTTGTTGACAACGAGATTTCAATTAACGATTTATGTAAAGGAATCAAGAATCTTCAATCGCAAAATATCTTTATCGACCTCGAAGTCAACTGCCCGGACGTGCTAGAAACTGGTGACGTAAATATTTATAGAACAAGAATAACTAAAGACGATCTGGAGATTTGTGATGATTGATAGAATTGTAGGAAACGGCAACTTGCCAAATGTCTATATATCTCAGATTGAGGTAAAAGATTCTAATCGCATCGCTGGTCTTGAGAAGATGATAAAAATATCTTTGACCTTGGTCGTTAAAGATAAGAAGATCAATGGAAACTTTCAATGGTCGCAGAACGGCTTCATGACCGACTTCCTTTTGATTAACCTCCTTCAATCAACAAATCAGAACTTCTCAAATCAAATAACAAACGGCGACTTTACAATTCTCAAGTCAGATTATAAAAACTCGACCTTCTTCAACGAAACGCAAGTAAAAAGAATGTCAAAGAAATTAAAACAATACACTGACTCTAAAACACAATTCTTGGGCTTGGACTCAAACGGAAATGAAATTTATGATTTTTATTATGATTTTGAAATTGATATTAAACAAAGCGCAGCGACAAACTTAACTTACTTTGCCAACATCAGCATTGATTCTGCTGATCTTGCAGTTCAGTACAGCGCTGATTTCTCTTCAAACATAATGTCCCTATATCAAGGCCCAGTGACATCCGAGATTGTATTTGCCGGAGGTCAACTTCAAACATCAACAAATAAATTTGTTTATTCCGATGGCATGCAATATGGTGGAGCGGTTCACGAACATGAAGGCCAATACATGGAAGGCCCCTTCCACACAAACAGAAGACATAGAAATCTCACCGTATCGCAGATTCCAAACTTAAAGATTAAAGACCTTAGAGGTGTGAATCAACAACCAAAACTGTTGAACGCTCAAAAACAAATTAACAACTTCTTTGGGGATCCGTATACAACAAACGACGAAGACGGAAGAATAAAGAAAATGTTTTTTGTTGATTTCAACTCAATATTTCGACAAAAGACCAAATATGGTGAAATGCTACACCAGATAGACCAAAATGTCTATGACGAGGCACTGTCTAACTTTAAAATCAAGAAACTTTCTATATATCGCGATCAAGTGATTGTGACGGAGAATAATTCAAACTACGCTAAAAAGAAAGAAATCATCACGCCGGTACAAGGTTCAAGAAAGATTCTAAATATCACGAAGGATATAACAGCATACAATTTGTCTTCCTCGTACAACATCATGTCCTCGATTGAAGAGGTCAACATGGGCTCATCAAAAGTTAGATACTTTAACGTTGTTGATGAAGATGCAAAAGACAGATATTCTGGAAACTACGCTTACACAATGGAACTAAAGATTATTGACAGTTCGATTGATTATTTAAAATCTAAATTTACAAAATATAAAGCAGACATCAAAGCGTTGGAGAGTTATTATCTGAGAGCAAACAAGAGAAAGTATTATAACTCTTTCAAGAAACAATTTACAAATCAGTTTATAAGTGATGAAAACTCTCTCTACAACCTAGGTGCGCCCGCTAGTTTTACCACAGTGCCGTGGATTATATCGGTTGAGAATTACTCAGAACTTAATAAATTTTTAAACTTTTCAACCGAGGATGAAGACAGCGCAATTAAAAACAATATCTTCAACTCAATTAACCCAAAGACTGGAAACACAAATGGTATTCTAAACTTTATTCAGATGTATAAGGATGCGGTACTAGCCTTTACCACAAAGTTCGGCCTTAACAGCATGATCCAAGGCAGCGGATTTAACGTCTCTCCTTCATCGAGGCCACCTGTGCTAAAGAACTTGATAGAAATATCTTATACAGATCAAGATTATACAGACTTTGCAATTACCAGATCTGGTTATCGCATCATGCCCAAACAGCCAACTGAAACAGTGACACTAGGTGCATTGCCATATGAGAGCCCAGTTACTAACGCTGTAGAGGAAAAGCCTGTCTTCACACAAGAAAGGGTGCCTTTATCCCAATTTAATTCTAGAGTTGAGGACGAGAAAAAAAGATTCTTCCGCAATAATCCAACACTGACCCGAGGAGAGAAAAAGAATCTTAAAAAGAAAAACCTTGATTCTTTTACAAATATTGATAAGAAAGCGCCAAAATATTTGACACCAATCGCTATGTCGGACAAGGGAAGCAAAGTGGATCTATCTGCTCCAAGCCGAACCAATAGCAAAAAGTTAAACGACAAAATAAAAGATATTAGTAAAAGAAAAGATAAAACAAAATATAAAAGAAAGTTTAAGAAAAGATCCAACAGATTACTTAAAAACAAAACTAATGTTCGAGGCGGCAAGAGACCCGAGAAGAGTAGAGAATTATCTAAACAAATAAAGTTTATGAAGCCTCCTACTATTAAGCAATTTGATCTAAAGAGAAAATTGAATTATGATGCTGCCGATTATCTTGGGAAAGAAACCAAAATTAACTCAACAACTGAAAAGTTTCAACTGCAAGAACTCGACAGAAAAGAAAAGTTTCGAACAGACGATAAAATAAAATCTGCGATATTGAAAAGAAAAAAGAAAAAAACAAGAAATAAATTTGATATGGAATCAAAAAATAATGTTATTGATAATATTATTAGCGATGACAACGTTGACACGGATATGGCTTTAGAGAATATGCCTCTTCAATTAAAAGCGCTCATTGCTTCTAGAAATGAATCATCCAAGTCTAATCTCTTATCTTCACAATCGGACGTTCTTGTTTCAGAAGAAACGGAAAATGAAATGCTAATTACTCATTTCAATATACAAAGATTAGAATATTTGCATGGCTTTATGGAAGACGAAAACGGCGACCCAATTATCACGGCACCAATTTGGCACGAAGTAGATGCAGATTCTCTTAATACAATTCAAACTCCATCGTTTATTATGAGAACAGTAAATCATGTTGATGAATCTTTATTAGTAGACATCCCCGATGAAATAGACTTGCCAATCTTTGACTCATTTATGATTATGAGCAATGACACAAACTTTGTCGAAACAACACAACGTATAAATATTAGCCCCTTGTTCTATAATTATAATAATAATTCTGACGTTGTTTATGATTTTTGTACCTCAAACATTGTAAAACAATCAGAAAAGCAAAATGGACTGTTTACAAACCAACGACAAGTTGCTGCAAACGTTACATCACAGGTCCAAGATGGAAATCAAACAATTACAACTGGCCGCTCTGGAGCGCCTAGTGGAGGCTCGTACTAGTGTCTACATTTACTAAAATCATTGTTAAAGATACGAATTACTTTGATAGAATACAGGCAAACACAAATCCAACAATCACTGTTGAGAATACGGCCAACCTTACAACAACTTTCAATAATCAATTGAGAGAGAAAAAAATAAATGTTGAGTTTGTGTCCTCGGAGTTTGATCAGAATCAAGCCAACCTTACTTTGAATGAAAAAATAAAGATTACCGCAATCCCTTCTGCTTATGGATCTTTCGATGCCTTTAGATCCGAGATCCAGCAGTCTCTTAATTTAAATTATCTCAATCATTTAACGAGCATCCAAACGCAACAAAGAACACAGACAAACGATAATGCTGACTTTACAATCTCGTATGTATCAAGCTATAATTATTATGCTCAAGGATATGAGAACTTTATATCAAATATAGATGAAAAGTTAATAGGCAATTACTATGTTGAGAAAAATAGAGTTGATGTCTCAAAAATATACAACTTCACTGCTCCAAACAAAGACTTTTTCAAAGCAATTGGATCAACACAGCAAGTAGAGACAAGCGACGAATCATTGCAGACATTTAGAAATTGTATTTTAAACAATATTAGTTCTGTTATGAGTGAGGTTCAAAAATATCCGTTTTATTTTAATTTCAAATTTGAGACACATGGCAATGACAACTTGACAGATTTCATGAATTCAACAGGAATGGTTTATGACTTGATGGACTTTTATGTCAATTCACAACCAGCAGCGTCAACAAGTTTTGATTTATTGTTTACCGGTGACTCGGCTAATGTGCGAGAAAACGTTACTACAAGAATCTTTCCGTTCTCTACGTGGCTAAATGATACAAACTATAATTTGTCAAATTTGAATCAAATCAAATTAATTGGAGCTTCTTATCGCCCGATTGGAAACATAGAAGGCAAGTTTCAAAAACTGACCCTAAGCGGAATCTTTAGAAACAAAGTTAAACAAAATCTGAGAACAATTGAAAAAGTTTTTAATAATGAAGAATGCTCTAATCAAGTTCTTTTTTATAAAGTCGAAAAGTATATCAACAATTTTCTCGGAGTCCCGACACAAACATTCTGGTTTATGAACAAGCAAGACGCAGTAGATTATTATGATACACAAGTAAAGTATGGGACTCCATATGCATACAGACTTGTGGCATATACACTAGTTGTGGGAAACAGCTATCAATATACAAATCCTGAATTTCTTGACAATGATGGTGAATACACTGTGATGCTTGATGTTATTAATGCTCCAAGCGCTCAAGTCGTTGAGATTCCCTTGATTGAGTTTTCATTAGCGTCAATACAAAATCCACCGCTCAAACCACAAGTTTCTTTCAGCACAAAAATGAGTTCTGACAACAATATTAAGATCACACTGGGAGATAATGTCGGAGATGGTCTGGATGATTTTGTTGTGATATCCGATGCTGATAGAGTACAAGAACGCCTTATGGGTATTGTTGCCAATAATTATAACGGCAATAATCAGAAAAGATATTTCAATAGTGATGGCAATCCTGTCTACTATGAGATCTACAGGCTTAATATGCCACCAAAGAGTTATCAAGACTTTGTTGGATTTAAGATAGCAGATGCAAAGCAATTCTTTTCAGATAGCAAGAAAACTTCTTCTGATGTTTCAATAAACGATTATATTTTATCAAACACAGACTATTATTATATGATAAGGTCCGCCAATATTCATGGTCATGTTGGAAATCCGAGCAAGGTCTATAAAGTGTCGTTGGTGCAGGACGCAGATGATTCAAAAATCAATGTTGAAATCTATGATTTTCCAAAACCAAAACTTTTTGACAACAACAAAAAATTTAATTCTTTGCTCCAAGTCAGGCCAGCACTAGGTCAAGTAGTTTTTGATAATGATCAGCCGGCTTTGTTTAATGAAACTTCGGCAAAAAACAAACTAAATAATATTAGGCTTGGTGATTTACCCGAACAAATATGGGGCAATACCTTCAAAATAAGATGCACTAGTTCGACAACCGGTAAAAAAATAGATTTCAACGTTACATTCAACATTAAAACGATAAATTCGGAAGAGAATTTTGATTAGAACTAATTAATATAACAATTTGAGGATTAAATATGGGATTTTTAGATAACAGTGGCGATATCATTCTTGATGTTGTGCTTACTGATTTGGGCAGACAATTGCTCGCTAAAGGCGATGGGTCATTCAATGTAACCAAGTTTGCATTGTCAGATGACGAAATCGATTATAGTTTGTATAACAAGAATCATCCAAGCGGTAGTTCATACTACGATCTAGAGGTTCTGCAAACCCCTGTGTTCGAAGCATTTACTGACAATGCTGCATCGATGAAAAACAAACTTCTGACATTTGAAAATCAGAACCTTTTGTTCCTGCCTGTTCTCAAGCTAAATCAATCGTTTCCGGGCACCTCTTTGCATGTTGATGGCGCATTTGTTGTTGCGGTCGACAGAAATACAGAAGACAACACTTCCACAACTAGCCCCGCAACTTCAATTGGTACGACGTCAGAGGGCAAGGTTGTTGCTGGTGTGATCTTTGGTGAGTCTCTAGGGGCAGGTGCTCAAGCACAGAACTTCATCAGAGTTGACCAAGGACTTGATACAACACAAGTATCAGCAAAGAAGGCTCTGGATCCTGATCTCGTTGAGACTGAATACATGATTCAAATCGACAACCGCTTGGGTTCGATTGTAAGTTTTGACGGTGCAAACCGTGCAGTGCCTGATTATATTGACGATGACAACATCGCATATTATACATTCTCTCTCGGTACAGATCAACAATACGTTCAGAATAACACAGTCACCGAGGACACAAATACAGAAACAATCTTGGGCCCACGAGGAACATTCTTCAGGTTCTCGGTTGCTTCTTCACTAGAGTTGAACACAAGCACATACTTGTTCACCCAACTTGGTTCTACAACCACGATGGACAACGCAGCGGGCAGTCCCTCAACTGTAAAACTTATTGACACAATTGTCAAAGTAACCGGAATGACCACAGGATACAGCGTTGATATTCCTGTACGATTTGTAAAACTATAGGATTAGAAAATGGCAAGTTCTTTTAAACAAATAACCCCAAACGACAGAGTATCAACACGAACTCTATTGCATGAAGCAATTCCACTAACCGGAACAATTGTATCCGGAACATATTCCGATGAGAACATCAAAAACTATTCTCACGGCATGTTTCAGTCTGTATATGACTATCCTTATCTAAGTTCTTCTGCAAATCACATTTTTGATATTACTGCTGGATACTCTTCTGATAGTCCATTGTCTGGTGCGGCCAGTGCCCAAAATGCAAAGAAAATTAATATCTATAACCAAATGTCACAAATGCTTGTGGGTTACGATATTACAGGCTCAGTATTGAAATTTGACGAAGACGGAAATATATTGGCTGGCGGGAAAAAATTAGATGACGTCATCTTTATTAACTTTTCTCGACTTCTTTATAAAGATGAGATTAAAAAAGGAACCTTTTCCTTAGAATTGGGAGTGACTCCCACGTTTTCATACACCGGTGGCGCTTTCGATGATCGTTTGCTGATTACAGATTATAGTGGTTCTGATGGATATCTTGTCAATTCTCCATTAGGCGAATATGGAGTTCTTTTTGTTACTGCGAGTACTCATAACAATATCTTAGAGGGTGATCCAGTCACAACTGTAAGGCCTGCATGCGGCTTAATTTATTATCAAGCAGGCGTCGCAGTTTTGACTTCTTCTTTATTTACTGACGTCGCTGACGGAGGACTTCTCAAGAATGCATTCGGTTCAGTTCAAATGTCCGGACCATCTGACAACGGCGAAATTATTTCTGCTGTATTATCTGGATCCCTCATCACAGGTTCTGCGGACAATTTGAGAAACAGAATTTACAATCTTCAGTTTAACAATACTGTCGAACTTAACTCAACAATTTATTTCTGCCGAGTAAATCACAATGAGTTTAACTACTCAGGTAATCCAACCTATCTTAGTTCTTCACAGATCAGAGTTAAAGAGGTCTCAAGTGATGAGCCTGTCTCGTACATCACGACTGTTGGTCTTTACTCTGAGAATAACGAACTTCTTGCTGTTGGTAAACTCAGTGAGCCACTCAAGAAAACTCCTTCGAATGAATTCACGATTAGAACGAGACTAGACTATTAGCATGTTATGTCATTTTATAAATTTACAGAAGATGACTTATTTACAAATACAATAGAAGCATACCCCGAGTATTCTTTCTACATCGTTAGTAGTTCGGTTTATATAAACAATATTCCAAATCAATCTGGTGCCCTGACTGACAACATCTTCGGTGTACCAGATGGTTTCCTATCGTTGTATGAATATAACATTGATAGACCCTCGACGTATATCTATCCGTTTCTTTACAAAGACGGATTAAAGAATGTATTCAAATCATATAACACCGGATCATACAATATCGCAGATTACGGAACTGTAATTACGTCAAGTTATCGTTTATCCTCATCGATTTCAAGACACTATTATGATACAAGTTCAACAGGGTCTGCGAGGACTTATTTGTTCCCCTTGAAGAATACACTCAATCATTACACATATCTTTCTCCGAGATATGCATATTCTGCTTCATTTGGAGATAAAAATGAAGATGCCCTTAACTTAATTGATATTCCTTCAGTCTTTTACGGCTCATCGATTAAGAAAGGAACTGTGTCACTAAAATATTATATCTCTGGATCACTGATTGCAGAGTTGGTTGACAAGAATTTAAATGGAGATCTAATACAAGTTTCGAGTTCGGACGATGCTCAGGGCGAAGGTAGAGTTGCCGGGACCGTATTGTATAACGAAGGCTTCATTATTTTGACAGGCTCGTGGGACTTGAACGGAGATCAAATTGATTATAAAACAGGTATTCCTGACAATTCAAAATGGATCTACTTCGGGACCGGTACTAACGAAGGAACAGTCACGGGAAGCATTCATTATCCCTCTGCTTCTTTCGCAATCGATTATCAAGGCACTACTCACACACAAACATTAACAATGTTTGCTCATGCAAAGCAAGGCCATTTAAATTATTCAAATAATCCGACTTATCTTAAATATAATGAACCAAACTACAAGAATGCTTCAACGGGATCCTCGGTCTACGGTGAACGGCCTGTTCCATTGCATAATAATGTTGATTCGTCATTCACAGATGTCGCCCCAGATTTTGAAAAAGTTACTTATATCTCGAAGGTTGGTATCTACGATGAAAATAAAAATCTTATCGGCATTGCCAAGGTCGCTGTTCCAATTAAGAAGACAATAAAAAATAACTATACTTTCAAGTTAAAACTTGACATTTAGCAAATTATATGTTATAATATATATTATGGAATTACAACGAGTTATTTTTGGTATTGATATTAGTACCTCGCGGATTGGCATCTCCGCTGTAACAACAGATGAGAAATTAGTGTTTGCAGACACGATCACATTCAAGAAGAAAGATCTATCGCTTGAAGACAAAGCGCATATCTTTGAGAACACTCTCGGCAAGATAATGCAACTGCAACGTCTTCATCCTCTTGCGGTGTTTGTTGAGGAGCCTTTCACGGCATTTGCCGGAGGCAAGACAACCGCCAACACAATGGCGAAACTTCAACGGTTCAACGGAATGTGTTGCTATGCTATTCACAAAAGCATCTTCAATCTCTCAGCCCAGTTGCTCCCAGCGCGAACCTGTCGCTCTCTCAACGAGATCAAGATTCCCCGAGGATCCAATACAAAGAAATTAATTATTGATTGGGTCTCCGCAAAGTATCCAAAAGATTTCACATATGAGTTGACGAGACACGGTAATCCAAAGCCCGGCACAGATGATAAAGCAGATGCTGTCGTGGTTGCTTTGGCAGGTTTGAAAAAATATAAAGAATCTATTTGACAAATCATTTGTGCTGTGTTATGTTATAA